GTACTGGTCCAGCAGGAAGAGCTTCACGATGCCGGCCGCGAAGCGCGAGACGCCGCGTAGCTGGCCGGCATCGACCGGGTCGATGACGTGCACGATCTCGGAAGCGGGCAGGCGCACCACCTCGCCGGCCAAGCCAGGATCAGTCACGTCGCCAGGGTGCCGGCGCAGGAAATGGTAGGCGACACGCCCGATCCGATCGAACTCAATCCCCTGGCGGACCACGTTGCCGCCGGGCACCACCTCGTTGCGGTTGAGCGGCAGCATCTCCGACGGCAGCATTTGCAGCTGCAGCGGGACCGTGAGCCCGTCCCCTGGCCGGCGCGGACGAAACCGAAAGAACACTTCGCCCGCGATGAACACCTCGCGCGCCGCGCGGCGTTGCAGGCCATAGAAGTCGGTGAAGCCTTCGGCGTCGGCCTCATCGGTCCAGTCGAGCCAGAGCTTCTGGACCTGCGCTTTGGCGCCCGCATCCTTGATCAGGGACGACGGCTTGATGCCGGCGCCGACCACATTGCCAGCCCAGCTCTCGATCGCGTTCGCCGCGTAGCCGTTGTTGCGAATTAGCCAGCGGGCACGCGCCGTGATGTCGGGACCGGCCGCGGCAATCAGCGTGTTGAGGTGCGCGCGACTGGGCTGGAATCCCTTGAGCCGGCGGTTCGCCAGCCCCGCCTCGAAGCCGCCGATGAAGGCCCCGACCCGCCGCCGGAACGCTGTCAGCGAAGCAAGCACTCAAAGCCCCTTCGAGGCGGACGTGAGAATGCGGCGTTTGCGACCGCCCTCCTGGGCTGCCGCGACCCGTCGTTCGAGGTCCGTGATCGCGGCTGCCATCTCGGCGTCGCTCGCGTAAGTCACGCGGCGTCCGTCGACTTCCACCGTGCGCACGCCGCGAAAGCGGGCGGCGAGCAGCGCGTCGCGCTGCGCGGTCAGGTCTTCCAGGGTCATGCCTCAGCCCAAACAGCACCGCTCAAGTGGGTCATTGCCGCTCGGGAGTGAACCTGCGGATCTGGTCCTTGAGTTCGGCAAGCGTCGCTTTAATCGCCGCGACGTCAGCGCGCAGCTCGGCGACAATCCGTCGGCCGGCAACGTCGTTGTCGACCTTCGCTTCGATCCCATCGAGGCGAGCCTCGAACTTCGCTTGGCTCGCCGCTGCCCACGCGACGAGCTTGACAAGAGCGGCGATCACCGCGAGCGCGTGCGCCGCAAAGGCGGCGGTGATTGCCCATTCCGCGCCGCTCACGTTCCCTCCGTTTGTTCGCCATCCGCAAGCGCTGGCGAGGTCAGCTGAAATAGCTCGATCGAAAGACGCGCCGGCCGCGCCGCTCGGGACGGCGCCGAACGATACCGGCGATGGTCTCAGAGGAAGCTTCAGACGGCGGATCGCTTTCCAGTTCCTGCGCGGCTCCAACCTGCTGTTCCAAGTCCCGCCACATGGCTTCGGTCCAGCGATCGGCACCGGCAATCCAGGCGGCGGCCCGCGCGTAGACCCGGCAGTCAAGCGCCTCGTTGCGTTCGCGCAGTTTCTGCCATTCGAGACGGGTGAAGCCGCGTTTCGTCTTGACGGTGACGAGCTGCTCGGCAACGAGCTGCTTGACCCACTCGGCTTCGGCACCGCGCGGCAGGTGGACATAGCCTGCAGGATGCCGTGCGCCGGCTTCGATCTCTTCGTCGGTGGGCGCCGCGAGCCGCAGGAAGCGGTAGGTCTCGCTCTTGAATGTCGCAACCGCGATCGTCCACAAGCGTGCGCCGCGTCGCAGCTTCTTGCCGCCTTCACTGACGTCGACGTAAGTCGGCCCGATGACGGGTGCTGCCCGGTTGAAGCCTTCGACGCCCTTGATCGGCGCCACCTGCGCGAAGCCTGCGCGGCGTGCCCACGTATAGACGGCGGGCGCCTCGTACCCCGTGTCGATCGCGAGTTTCGCGATACCGACCCGCGTGCCGTGCGCATGCGGCCAGGTCTGGTCGAGCAGACGCCCGAGCTCTTCCCAGGTCCCGGTCTGTTCGGGTCCGCCTTCGACCACGATGTGATCGACGAGCCAGCTTTCGAGACCTCTGCCCCAGGCCCAGATGTCGACCTCGATGCGGTCCTTCTGGACGTCGGCGCCCGCCGTCAGGAACAGCCCGCCACTGGGCACGACTCCGATTTGCCAGGACTCTCTGCGCTCATAGAGCCGCTCCCAGTCCGGCGCCTCGCCGGTCTCGACCCAGGTCTCGCCGAGCACGCTGTTCTTGAAGCTGCGCTTGGCTTCGTCCGTCGTCGCCGCTTCCCAGAGGCGCGCGATGTTCTCCCAGGACAGCCAGCCCACCGGCGAATAGAGCGCCGACACATGAAAGCCGATCGTGCCGGGGTCCTGCGCTTGCGCGGTTGGGCGCCACTCGCCGGCCTCGAGCATGGCCGTCTTGTGGTGCTCCTCAATGCGCCCGTCGCAGGACTCGCATGAATAATGTGCGCTCTCGGGCTTCTCTTTCTCCCAACGCAACCGCTCGAACTTCAGCCACTGCATTGCCCGGCAATGCGGGCATGGCACGAAATAGCGTCGTTGATCGGACGCCTCGTACTCGCGCTCGATCCGCGACAGGCCGTGGATGGTCGGCGTCGAACCGAGCAGGACCTTGGAGCGCCAGGAGAAGGTACGCGTGCGCGCTTCGGCAAGGGCAACCGGGTCGCCTTCTTCGTCGGCGGATGGCGGATAGGCATCCACCTCGTCGAGAAACAGGTAGCGCGCCGGCATCGAGCGCAGGCCGACCGCGCTGTTTGCTCCGGTGATGACCAGGAGCCCTGCTGGGAACTCCTTCGACAGTACCGTGTTGCCGGCGTCGCGCGAGCGCGCGGGCTTCACCCGCTCGCGCAGCGTCGGGCTCTCGTTGACCAGCGGATCGATGCGCTGACGCGAGAAGCGCTTGGCAAGCTCGACGGTCGGCTGCACCGCGAGCATCGGACCCGGCGCATGATGGATCACGTACCCGATCCAATTGTTGCCGCCTTCGGTGAAGCCGACCTGCGCTGACTTCATCACCACGATGCGTCGCGCTGGATGGGTCGGCGACAGCGCGTCGATGATCGCCCGCATGTAGGGCGTGCGATCGGTGCGGTAGCGTCCTGGCTCGGCTGACGCGCGAGGGCTGAGCACCCGATGGCGATCCGCCCACTCGGAAACCGTGAGCGCCGGGTCTGGCGTGAGCCCGTCGCGCCAGGCTTGGCTCAGCTCTTCCGCGCCGTCGAAGGCGAACAGGTCACCGGAACTCGGCTCGAATCTCGGCGAGTTCGGCGAGGTGACCGCGGACATGTGTTTCGATGAGTTTCTGGACCGCGTGTGCCTCCACGCCGAGGTCGGCCGCGATCAGGGCCGCAACCCGCGCGGGCCAGTTGAGCCAGGCGTCGCGCTCCTCGCGCGCCAGCCTGAACACCAGAGCAGTGGCGCGTGCGCGATCCACCAGCTCGCCCTTCATGCGCTGCAGTCGCAGCCGCGCGAGATGCGCCTTGGCGATCTCGTGCGCGGTGCGCGCCTGGACGAACGTGACGCTCCCGCCCGCCGGGAGACCTTGCTCCTTCAGCGTGTCGCGCACGGAGCCGAGCGCGGCTTCCGCGACCGGACGCAGCTTATCGGTTGGACTCGTTGGCTTCGACTTGGCCTTCCCGCGAACGGGATCGGTGGAACGCTGCCAGGCGGCATCGGCCTTCGCGGGATCGATCGTGCCGTCGGGCTCAAGCGGGATGCGCCCGGCCTTCGCGGCCTTGAGCACGGCGACGTGGCTTACACCGCGCACCTTGGCGTAAGCGCGGATCGAGATTCCCATTCAGGTCAGGGCCAGTTTGCACCGCGACATGCCGCAAAAAAAGATGTAGTGGGCGCGATTATTGACTTGGCTCCCGCCGAGAGCAGCGCGTGTATGGCGTCATCAAAACGGAGAGCGCCATGAACAAGATTTTGGCCACACAGAACGAAGCCTGGGGCTTCTGGGGCACCATGCGCCACCACGCCGATCCCGAGCACGCCTGGCCGATCGCCTTTAGCGCCATCGCGACCGCCACGGGCTGCGCCGATGAAGGCGTCCGAGACTTCCTTGATAGTCGCCACGGCCGGCACTTCGCGGACGATGTAGCCAACGGACTATTCGAAGGGCGCAGCCTTGTCGACGCCATCAGTGCCGCGATCGAGCGGTGGATGACGTGGACGATCGATCGCCGCACGTCACGCGAGACCGGCATCCCGCGCGGGCTGCCCTACCTCGTCGGCTTCGTCACCGATTGCGAGATCATGGCCGAAGCGAGCGCGTGACTCTAAAAGGACCATCGCCATGGAAGACTGGAGCGGACTGTCACCAGCTGAGATTCGCAACCGCGTTGCTGCCACGCGCGAGCCGGCGCTCCGAAAATTCCTCGCGAATTGCGGCGCCGAAATTCTGCCCGGAGAGACACTCGAACAGGCAGTTAGACGAGTGCAGCTCGTCATCTTCGGCGCGATCCGGCACGCGGCAGAGACTGCGCTCCCCAACGAAAGCTTCCAGCAATCCATGGACCGCGTGCTGTCCCGCCGAAACTGACTTGCATCTCTGCCGCTTGGCTCCGCCTCGCTCCATGCGGGGCTCGAGGTCGTAGAAGGGCCGCGATGGTCGCGGCCCGACTACGAAGGAGCCAGATCATGGTGCGACTTTCCGATTCCCAAGCTGTCGTTCTCGGTGCTGCCTGCCAACGGGCGGACCGATCCGTCTATCCCCTCACCACCAAGCTTCCAGGAGCCGCGGCCGCGAAGGTCCTCGGCAGTCTCCTGAACAAAGGCTTCATTGAAGAGGTGCAGGCGAAGCCCAAGGACACCGTGTGGCGCGAGCACAAGAAGAAAGGCCGTCTGACGCTGCGCGCCACGCCGGCGGCATTCGAAGCTCTCGGCATCGCTCAGGATGAATCCAGCGCCGAGAGCGGTACCAATGACGTATCCGCTGAGGCGGATACCGGTACGCAGCGGAAGCGCAAGACCGACAAGTCAAGGGACAAGCCAGCCCCAGCGCGCGCGAACAGCAAGCAGGCCCAGCTCATCGAGATGCTCAAGAGTCCTGATGGCGCCACGATCGAGGAGATCGTGAAGAAATTCGACTGGCAGGCGCACACGGTACGCGGCGCGATCGCCGGCGCACTCAAGAAGAAGCTCGGCCTGGACGTGCAGTCGGAGAAGGTCGAGGGTCGCGGGCGCGTCTACCGCATCGCGGCCTGACCTCGTCGAACGATCAAGCGCCGCCGGGCGGACCGGCGGCGCTTTGCCGTTCACCTGCTCGTTCGCTCGTCCTTCAGCGCATCGAAACTGCGCCCATCCTTCGCGAGGGTCGCCATGCCACCAGTGTGACGTTGCCATCGTTCGACAGTCACATCGCAGTAGCGTGGGTCGATTTCGATGCTGAGGCAGACGCGGCCGACGGACTCCGCCGCAATCAATGTCGAACCGGATCCTGCGAAAGGTTCATAGACGAGATCGCTCTTGGCGCTGTTATTGACGATCGGCCGGCGCATGCACTCGACCGGCTTCTGCGTACCGTGCTCCGTGGCCTCGTCGTGCTCGCCGGTACCGATGGTCCAAAGTGTCGACTGATCGCGCGCGCCCTGCCAGTGGCCGGTTGCCCCCTTGCGCACCGCGTAGAAGCACGGTTCGTGTTGCCAGTGATAATCGCCGCGGCCCAGCACCAGGCGAGGCTTCGCCCAGATGATCTGCGTCCGAATATGGAAGCCGCACGCGTCGAGGCTCTCGGCCACCGTGCGCGCGTGGATGCCTGAGTGCCAGACGTAGGCGACCTCGCCCCGGAACAGGCTCCAGGCCTCGCGCCAATCGGCGCGGTCGTCGTTGTTGACCTTGCCGGTGCGTGCTGTCACCGACACGCCCGACTCGTTCCGCCAGTTCGGGTCGTATTCGACCCCGTATGGCGGGTCTGTCACCATCAGGTGCGGTCGGGCGCCTTCGAGC